TGTCGAACTTACCGCCGATGGTGAAGCCGGCGTACTCACGGAACATGCGCTGCTCTAGATAGACCGGGATGATGCTGTTGGATCCGCGGACCTGTTCGTCGGTAGGGTTGATCTGAATCCGCTCGATCAGGCTGTCCGGATAGCCCAGCAACTTCAGTGATCTGGTGTAGCCTCTGTTCCAGGCTTTCTCCACAGAGTCATGGAGGGAATGCCCCAAAGCCCTGGCAATGAAATCCGCCACGTCAGCGGGCTGTGTGCTGGCGTCCACACGGGGAGCCAGAACGATGTGCCGGAGCGGCTTCATGAGAGCGGTGGCCGAGATGTAGTTCGGCATCGACACGTAGTCATACTCATCATGCAGGAGCCAAACCGCCAAGGCGAGTGAGATGTCGGAGTTGTTCGTGATCATTGTGATTCCCTTATGCGGGCGGCAAGAATCCACAACCCAAGAAAAGGGCTGCGGACTCTGCTGCTGCGGTGAGTGCGTGTGGGCTAGGCGGCCAGTCGGTCGGCCACCAGCTTGGTGTAGCCGACGATGTCGTGCCAGCTGTCGTGGTAGTCGGGATCGCCATTCAAAATACGCCCGATTTTATGGGCAGTCATCTCCAGGGCTTCCTTTTGGTCGTCAGCCAGGGTCTCCCAGTTCGGGGAGTTGGCCATGGCCTTCTTGATCGCCTGGGTGATCAGCGAGTGGCCGGTGAAGCTCCCGTAGCGGGTGCCCCGTTCGGCCAGTGTGGCGGCGATATCCTTGGTGTCAGTGTCAGCCACGGGTTGCCTCCCCGCCAAGCACGTCACTCGTCTCGACCATCGCCATGCCCTCAGGAGCCGCATTGAACTCGGCGTCGGTAAACTGGCCAAGGTTCATCAGAGCGATGATGACTACATCCAGGACCACAAGCGTCGGATCTTCCATCCGCTTGAAGAACTGGAACTGTGTCGCTTGCTGGGCCTTGGCGATCAGCGTCACGGGGAACTTGCCGTCCTTGCTGATCACAAGGGTGTTCAGGAGCACGGTGTTGGACACTTCGGCGTCCTTGGCGCGGAAGATTACCTCGCTGGCCACCATGAAGTAGGTCTGCCGCGTCTGGGGAACGGTACGGAGGATCGGTTTACTCATTGGTTATCCTTATTCTTTGGTTGGTTTGTTCACGGCTGTCTCGATGATCTGATAGAGATCATCCTTAGTGGCACCGTTTGGAATCCCAATCTCGTTGGCCCAGGTAGGCCAGAAGAGTGAGAGTTCGCCGCCCAGTTTCACTTCGTCGTGCCAGATGTCAGGATGATCCTGCCACTGCACGGCTTTCACGAGATGCCTGTTGGTGTAATCGACCACAGAAACATCATCACGGAGCAGATAGTACTGGGCGTCGTGGATCTGAGCGCCTGGCCGGATGGAGAGGCGGTGTGGACCCGCCCTCACCTTGCCCATGAACTCGCTGCCAGCCCTGGAATTGAGCAGGCACCATGACTGGCCCAGTGCATTCCCGGCTGACCTGCCCTCGGCTTCCGCCTCATGCGGGGTCTTCCCGTTTCCCCGAATGACCTGCTTCAGCAGTGGTGTACGGACACGAAGGCCAAAAGCCACCGTGACGTAGCCATCCCTACAGGCTTGATCCAGCTTGTCTGCTACCCAGGCATCACTGACCCGGTAAAGCTCGTGGTATTTGGTCTCAACCTGAACGGCTAGGTCCATACTAAAACCGCAGTTGGTCATCAGTGTGGAAAACGTGCCCTGGTAGGTCAGGGCAAAAGTCGGAGGCTTAGAATCCTGCCGAAGTGCTTTGTATTTCTTCTGGATCGAGTTGATACTCTCCACGCTGTTTGGGTAGATGTCGGGCATCTGGTTGCCGAAATACGCAAAGGCCCTGAGTGAGTGTCCGTCATAGCCGTCGGTATAGACCTTGATCTTGTTGGGATCTTTGGTTGTCAAGGCACTGATACGGTCCTCCAGTGAACTAAAATCCAAACCTGCAAAGATCCAACCGGGCGGTGCTTCGATGCAGCTCTTAATGAGCTTGGCGTACTTACTGTTTGCCGGGAGATTCTGGAGGTTTGGGTCCGAGCTGGAGAGCCGGCCTGAGAGTGTGCCCCCCAGGTTGAAGTTGCCGAACAGGTAATGCCAGCCATCAGGCCCCAATACCGCGGCTTCGAGCGAGGGGATGAAGTCCGTCAGGATCTTGTTGACCGACTTGAAATCGACCAGCCCTTGGAGCAGATCCTTCACGTCCTGGTCGGTGGTGTGGTTGATCAGGTTGGCTAGCGTCTTGCCACCAGTAGCAGGCTGATGGCTGTCGGTGTAGGCGAGTACGGGTAGGCCGAGCATCTCGTACAGCATGGCCTGAAGCTGCGGAGAGGAGTTCGGATTGAACACCTCCTTGGCGTCGGCCAGCGTGACACGCTTCTTTTTAAGTGTTGCGTTCTTATCGTTCACCCACTGCTCGTTGAGGTGATGGGTGAACCTCTGAACCAAGGGAGACCCTGCCATGGTGTCCAGCGCCTTCTGCTGGTCGGCCTCCAGGAGGAGTTTGACCTCCTTCACCCGCTGTATGTTCACCGGGAGCCCGGTGAGCTGCATCTGGATGATGTCCACGGTGGCTGGCTTGAACAGGGTCTCATAGATGTCCAGTTGGTCGTCAGCGACCAACGTGTCCCAGTGCTTCTGGTGGACATGCCAGGTGGACATCGTGTCCACGAGGTTGTAGCGGAGCAGCTTGTCGAGTGGGATGCGGGTGATGTCCTTGATGTCTTCACCCATGCTGTAGTTGCCGGCGTACTCCTGGGCCTGGTCCTTCAGAGAGAGCTTGTTGCCCGCACATGAGTTCGTGGCCAGGTAGGTGATGAGCTTGGTGCAATCCCACTGGCCTTCCTTGAGCATGACATTCATGCCCTTGAGCAGGCCCTCAGTGTCGAGAATGTCGGTCATGTAGAGCTGGTGGATCAACACGCCCACATCGAAGGCGATGTGATGGTAGACCGTCCGCTGCATGAACTTCTCAAAGAAGCCTCTCAGCAGCTTGCGTACCGGCTCATTGCGGATCTGCATCCCGTAGGGTGCGTTCGCCGCATGTGTCCGGACATAATCCACCGGGAAGGCGATGCCCTCGTTCTTCGACCAGGCGAAGCTGATGGTACCGATGCCCGCCTTGTGATGTTTGAGGGAGAAGCATTCGATGTCGATGGCGAGAGGTTGGTCTCGGATCAACAGGGAAGCCAGTGCCTCTTCGATCTCGGCAGGGGTTTCGGGATATGCCTCGTAATGGGCGATGTCCAGGCCAGGGATGGTGTAGCTGCCGGCCCGGTGGTCCGTCAGGGCATTGATGCCCTGGGCGATCTTGGCCGTGACCTTCTCCGGATCATAGAAAATGCTCCGGTAACTGGGCACGTAGACGACTTTCCAGGGGCCGAACTCGCAGTCGAGGACGTAGCCGAGGTTCACATCGACCTTCACGGCCTTGGTCAGGGCCTTGAAGTAATCGCTGTCGGCGACGACGATGTGCTCAACCGCCATGTCGGTGAAGACCGGCACCAGCTCCTCGCTGATGTAGGCTTTCATCTCCGCCATGGGAGTCTTCTTTTTGTCTCGGGCGTAGTGCAGGTCTATGACAAGCACGTCCTCCGGGTCGAGCCCATAGGGGTCTATGTAGGCTTTCTGAATCTCCTCTCCCCGGATTGTTGGAACCAGGAAACACACTGGGTAGGTAGCTTTCTCAGCACCTGAGAAGTGGAGATATCTCATTGGGTTTACTCACTACCCCATTGTATCAAAACAGGAAGGGTAGAAAGCTCAAATTCCTTTGGTTCAATAGGAAACCCCTTATTTGGGTTAGCTAATCCCCCATTCTCCTTTGTATCGCTATCTATGTTCCATGCAGCCTCCTCACTGTCGATACTATAATCGGCTACAAGAAGAAGTCGGCCAGTCTTGAGTTGCCAATAAGCATCTGCATCTGTCACAGATAGACGCTTCCATGCATCTTCAATAGACTCGGCTGCAATAACAACCATACCTGTGCTGTAATTGTTAAGGACGTTGTGCCCTCGCCAGACATAAAGTCGCATGATTCATATCCTTAATAGAGGTACTGCGTGGCCGAGTAGACCTCCATCTTGGGAAGGGCCTTCTCGTACTGGCGCAGGGCTCTGGGTTTGTCTTGGATCGTGTAGGCCGCCTCATCGGTGCGCGACAGTACTGCAATGTTTGGCAGGTACCCAACCAGGCAC